CGTCCGTGAGCGCAACGGTGTCGAAGGTTCTACAGTAAAATTCCCGAAAATCGGCAAGGGCTCGGCTACGATCCGCGTTCCTCAGACCGATGTTTCACCGCTCAACGTCAGCTATTCTCAGGTCACCGCAACGATGGCCGACTGGAACGCTGCCGAATACAGCGACATCTTCCATCAAGCGAAGGTCAACTTCGATGAGCGCCGCGAACTTGTTTCGGTCGTGTCGAGCGCGATTGGCCGCCGTATGGATCAGATTGTCCTCGATGCACTCGCAGCTTCCAGCACATCGCTGACAGTTGCTAACAGCGTCGGTGGCACGACAACCAACCTCAACGTGGCAAAACTTCGTCGCGCCAAGAAGTTGCTTGATCAGAACAACGTCCCGATGGACGGTCGTGCAATGATTATCTCGGCTTCGGGTCTCGAAGGATTGCTCGGTGAAACCCAGACGACATCGGCTGATTACAACTCAGTCCGTGCGCTCGTCTCGGGTGAGATCGACACCTTCCTCGGCTTCAAGTTCATCACCATCGGTGACCGCGCAGAAGGCGGCCTCCCGATTGATGGCTCACTTGACCGCACCTGCTATGCGTTCCATCGCGACGCAGTCGGCATGGGCATCGGCATGAACCAGCGCACAGAGATCAACTATGTCCCTGAAAAGACATCGTTCCTCGTGAACTCAATGTTCTCTGCTGGTGCAGTCGCTATTGACGACGAAGGCATCGTCAAGATCACCTGCCGCGAATCGTGAGAAGGAGACTGAACTATGGCTTTTGATTCTGCTGGCTGGAACACCATCGCGGCTAACAAGGCGGGAAATGCTCCCTCTTTGTATAGCTACAAGTCTGCCGACACTCAGGCAACGATCAACAATGCGGGTTACTTCAACTCGCTTGCATCGTTGCTCAAAGTTGGTGATGTGATCTTCATCTACGACACGACGACCCCGTCGCTTGTGATCTCGTATGTGAACTCAAACAATGGCACGACCGTTGACATCGCTGACGGCACGACCATTTCAGCTACCGATACCGACTAATCGGCCCGGTAACTGACGAAATTGAGAGCCTCGACCTAGAAATGGGCCGGGGCTTTCTTCTTTAAGTCATTTGGAATATATATGTTTTCGTAATGGAGTCCTGAAATGGCTACAGGCGATACCAAACTGAAAATTTGTAACGATGCCCTGATTATGCTCGGCACGAACATTATTACATCTTTCTCGGATGGTTCGTCGGCAGCCCAGATCACAGACCGTCTTTATGACGATGTGAAGGTTATGCTCCTGTCGATGTATCCGTGGTCGTTTTCCATTAAGAAACAGCAACTGGCTCAGTTGGAAACAACTCCGGTGACTGAGTGGAAATATGAATATGCGCTCCCCGGCGACCTGATTGCTGGTGCTAGAGCCTTATTTATTACGACTTCCTCTGGTGGCCGTCCTGTTACTGAGTGGGAAAAGATCGGGGCCAAGATTCAGACGAACTACCCGTCTGTCTGGATCGACTATCAGTATGACGTATCAGAGGACGTTCTTCCTCAGTATTTCGTGCAGCTTCTTAAATATTTCCTTTGCTGGCACTTTGCCGAGCCAGTAACGGATCAGATCAGTAAATCACAGTATTGGATGGGCATGGCTGTCGGTGGCCCAAGCGACAATGGCCGTGGTGGGTTCTTCCGTCAAGCTACGATGATCGACTCTCAAAATCAGCCTAACCAGTCTATTGAGGACTTCTCTCTCGTCGCCGTGAGGTATTGATGACCAAGATTGTCAATATCCAAACTAACTTCACAGTTGGTGAGGTTGACCCGCTTCTGCGTGGTCGTATTGACCTTAACCAGTATTACTCTGCTTTAAAATCGGCAGAGAATGTCGTCATCATTCCGCAGGGTGGTGCGCGTCGTCGTCCGGGTCTGAAGTTCATCTATGATCTTCCGGCAACGGCAGCCAATGGTGTAGCACTTATTCCGTTCGAGTTCTCGACCGTCGACTCCTATATGTTCGCGGTCGTCAATCAACGCATCTATATCTTCAAAAATGGTGTGATCGTCACGAACATCAATGGTTCTGGCAACCCATATCTGGCCGCCTCGACACTGACATCAGCAATTCTTCCTAATCTGAAATATGCTCAGTCGGCAGATACAATGATCTTTGTGCATGAAGACTTAGCTCCTCTAAAGCTCGTCCGTGGCGCTACCGACTCATCTTGGACACTAAGCACAATCAGCTTCAGTTATATTCCAAACTACGCATTTACTGTTACAACAACAAATCCATCATCTACGATTACCCCTAGTGCAGCTACAGGATTTATTGAATTAAGCACTGGTGGTGGCGTGTTTTCGGCAAGTGATGTCGAGCAATATATCAATATCAAAGAAGGATACGGTTACGGTCGCGCTCGTATTGTAACCTATGTATCAAGTTCAAAGGTTAAGGCACAGGTAGAAATTCCATTCAGCCAGACATCAGCTTATGGCGCTGGTGAATGGGAGTTAGAAAGCGGCTACGAACATACTTGGTCAGCAACTAAGGGCTGGCCGCGTAGCGTTACATTCCACGAAGGTCGTCTGTTCTTTGGCGGATCAAAGACAAGGCCATCAACTGTCTGGGGCAGCCGTGTCGGTGACGTATTCAACTTCGACAAGCAGACCAGTTTGGATGATGATGCGGTCGAGGCAACACTTGATGTCGATCAGTTCAATGCTATTGTTGACATCTATTCTGGCCGCGATCTGCAAATCTTTACCACTGGCGCGGAGTTCTATGTCCCGCAAGGACTAGGCGACCCACTTACGCCAACTAATTTTATCGTTCGTGTCGCAACCCGTAACGGTATTCTGGAAGGCGTGTCTCCGGTAGGCATCGAAGCCGGAACATTATATGTGCAACGCGGGGGCAAAACCGTAAAAGAGTTCATCTATACGGATGCTCAGGCAACATACGTATCGAACAACATCTCGGTTCTGTCTGGTCATTTGATCAACACGCCAGTTGATTTGGCCCTACGCAGAGCCACAGATACTGACGAAGCTGACCTGTTAATGCTCGTCAACACAGACGGGTCATTTACGGCATATTCTGTATTGCGGTCGCAAGACATTATTGCTCCATCTCGGTTCACGACCGATGGTCTATTCAAGGCGGTAGCCGTAGATGTGGACACGATTTACACGGTTGTGCAGCGCACAATCAACGGCACAACTAAATATCAGGTCGAGCAATTTAACCGTGATATTACATTAGATAACGCTGTCACTGGTGGCGCTGCCGCAAGTGTTACCGCGTCTAATCTGGCTGCCAAGACAGTCAAGGTGATCGCAGACGGTGTTGTATTGTCAGACGAGACGGCGAACTCTAGCGGTCTTGTAACATTCGACCGTGCATCTACGACATCCTATGTAGTTGGCACTGATTACACGGTTCAGATCAAAACCATGCCGATTGAGCCACGCCTGCAATCTGGCAACCTTCGTGGCTATAAGAAGCGTATTATTGAGGTTGCGGCAGAGTTCTACGAGACGCAGAGCGCATCAATCGGAGGCATTGATATTGCGTTTAGAAACTTTGACACACCAATGCTTGATGCTCCTGTGACGGCATTTACTGGCTTAAAGCGCGTCGGTCCCTTGCTTGGATACGACTATGAAGGTTCTATAACCGTCACTCAGCCAGCACCATTAAAAATGACACTTCTGTTTTTAGATTATCGCGTAAGCGTTCCAACGGGGTAAGACAATGGGGTTTAGTGTTCCAATTCTTATGGCCGCTGCATCTTCTGCCGTTAGTGCTATTGGCTCTATTGCCGCTGGTGAATCGCAAAGGCAGACAGCATACGCACAGGCTCGGCAAGCAGAGTTGCAGGCTAAGTCAGATGCGTTGAAATATAAGCAACAAGGTATTGCCGTTCTCGAAAAGACACTGGCTACAGCCGCTACAATTCGCGCTCGTGCTGCCGCTGGTAGCGTTGATCCGTTCGGTGGGTCGGCTCTTGCATTGACTCAATATGCATTTGGTAAGGGCGTAGAAGAAAAGATCATGACCGAGGACAATGCCCAGCTTGCATTGCTCGGTGGCCAGATCAATGCGTCTGAAATGCGTCGTCAGGGTGATGCTGCCGCTCAAGCCGGATACATCAAGGCGTTTGGGACATTGCTATCAACTGGCGCTCAGATTGGTCAAATCGGTGGACCGCCCGGGCTTGGTTCTTCTTCGCTAAATCTGTCTAGTTCAAATGGTGCGTCAATCATCAAGCGCGGCTCTTACTACGGTAATTAAGGGGTTAGATAATGGCCATTATGCCACGATATACATCTAGCGACATTGCGGTAGCAACACCGCAGGGCCAGTTCCGCGATGTGTCTGCACCAATGGATCAGTTGTCATCCCAGATGGACCGGATGACAGGCTTTTTTATTCAGGAAGCCAAGCAACAAGCCATTGTGCAGGCCGAAGAATACGCGGCTGATAAAGCGCCCACTATCCAACAAATCGAAGAAGCGCGTCGTCTTAATCAGCCGATTGCTCCGATTGCGGATAAAACTACAATCTTTGGCCGTGCGGCTAATGAAGCCCAGAGCCGTATCCTTGCCAAGAATGTAGCTGCCGCTGCCGATATGCAGATGGCACAACTTCAGCAAGATGTCTCATCTGGTAAGGTTCGTGTTAATGACATTGCAAACCAGACAAATGCACTGATCAAAGGCTATTCATCTGCGCTTGCAGAAGTTGATCCTATGGTTGCTCGGTCACTTGAGGCCGATCTTGCTCTGTCAGGCAACCGTTTGTTTGTATCTGCAACAAAGGCTGCCGCTGCTGATGCTGCTGCAAGACAGAACCAGATGATTACTGATTCAATTAAGGCGGCATTACCAAATCAAGTAACACAGATATTCGCTGCTGGTGACGTTCTGTCTGTCGGCCCTACAGGTGAAACAGTAAAGGTTGATGTTCAGTCTCAAATTAAGGCTGCAATCGAACGCGCTAAAGATAAAGCAGATTCACTCCCGACTGCTGCAAAGCGGAAAGAAGCGTATAAGGAAATACAGACTGCTCTTAAAGAAGGCGCTGAACGATATGGCCAAGAGGTCGTAATTAAAGGTAGCCTAGATGACCTTAAGGCGCTTGAATCACAGATTCGTGGTGGTAAATTTGATGCGGCAATGGTTGATCCAAAGGATCGTATTACACTTCTCAGCACCGTCAATACACGCATTAATCAATTAGAAGAAGCTCCTAAAAAGGCGCTTGCTGCTAATAAACTTGTTATCAATCAGCAATTAAAAGATTTTAATTCATCTATGAATGTTGGTAACGCAAACCCGGCAATGCTTCCAAGTGCAGATCAAATAAAAGAAACTTGGCCTGACGATCCAGTTACTCAAGCATTAAAATTGCGTGAAAGAGATGCGGCTTTAAGTTCTTATAGCCTTGCGTCTGAAATGCAATATAAATCAGAAAAAGAACGTAACGCTATAGTAGAAGCTGCGCGTTTAGCTGCTACAGATGAAGATAGTGTCAAACGCTATGAAACAGTTCTTAAGGTTAATGAAAATATACAGAAACAAGTAAAGGCAGACCCTGCAAAATTTGTTCAAAAATTTGACGAAGTTAAAACCGCATGGACGGAATTGCAAAATTCTACTGAACAAACACGCGCTACAAATGCTGCTAAATATGCTGCTGTTGCAAAACAACGTCAGATTGAAGCTGGCGTATTGCCCGGTGATGTGAAGTATCTGCCTAAAGATTTAGTCGAGGAATACAAAGACTCATTTGACCAACAATTAAAAAACCATAAAAACTGGGCTCAAATCTTTATGGGCGAATCAGAGAAGTGGGGATCATTGTGGCCCGATGTGGTCAAGGAAATGAACTTTGGGCCAGAAGTTCTTGTTATTTCTAATATGGCATCTAACCCAGAAACAATGAGAGCGGCAGAGGCATTAGCTATTGCATTGCAACCTGAAAATAAAAAAGCATTAGAAGACATTCACTCAAAAGAAAAAGGAAAGATTGAAGAAGCTGTCAGCACACACATGACAGACTTCAATCGTTCTTTGAACTCTCCAGCTATTAAGGACGCAGACACAGTCAGGCAGTCGGTTCAAAAAGCAACATCATTGCTTACAATGGTTTACATGAGCCGTGGCCAAGATATGAACACAGCCGCTGAAAAAGCCTATAATGACGTTGTAGGTGGCGCGTATGAATTTGGCGAAGGCTTCCGTGTTCCAAGAAGTGCCGGGGTATCTGCCGCAACAATTCAATCAAATGCTGATTTGATAAGGCAGAATATCGACACATATCGCGATATGATTCAGGCTCCTGTTGCATTGACCGCAAAGTCACAAAACATAGATCAAAAACAGATTATGGATCAGTATCTCGATAATCTGAAAACATACGGAAGCTGGATCAACACTCAAGATGATCGCAATGGCCTGCGTTTTGTCGATTCAAACGGTATGCCTGTCAGATTGAAAAGTGGTAAAATCCTTGAGCTGTCTTGGGATAAGCTCAACAATCCTTTACCAAAATTGCGCGCTGTCATTTCTGGTGGGCAAGCTGGTATTGCTACAAAACAAGGAAAGCAAACGATCCTTCCAGCTTTTGATCTTGGGATTGAGTGATGCCGATTTATACAACATTAAGTGACGGCGAATCATATCTTGAAGAATTGCCAGTTTCGCTCGGAACAGCGATTCAAGCGGCTGGTGATAAGGCATTATTTGAAAACCCGTTTGCTGTATTAACGAGGTCACTTGCTCAATCAGAGTATCGGTATGTTCCCGGTTCGCAGGGCATGGCAACGCAGTTTCGTCGTGAGACACCGTTGCTTCCAGCAGAAGAAGCCAGACAAAAAGCTAAAGACCTTGAAGTCAAGATTGATGTTCCAGATCAGGGCATTACACAGGGTCAATTCGATTACCTTGTCAAAATACAACAAGAGGAAAATCGTCTTAATTCTATCCTATCAAGAGCGCCAAATAATTTGCCATCAAAAGCTGCCTTGATGGGGACAAGTTTTGCCGTATCATCGTTAGACCCGCTTAATATCGCAAGTGCATTTATGCCTGTCGTCGGAGAGGCAAGATACACAGCTATGATGGCTAATGCTGCAAAGCCGTTAGCTAAGGCCGCTGTTCGTGGACGTGTTGGCCTTATTGAGGGCGTAGCCGGTGCAGTTGCCTTAGAGCCATTGAACTATGGTTTGGCTCAGTATGAGCAGCGTGACTACACAATGGCAGACTCGCTTGAAAACTTAATTTTTGGTAGCGTTCTTGGCGCTGGTTTACACGCTGGTGTGGGCGCTCTTGGTGATGCGTTTGCTCTTAATAACACGACAGTGACGGCCAAGCCCCTACCCGGCAATGGCGAAGTATTATCTAGGATTGATCGCAATCTACGCGATTCAGCATCAAGAGTTGCTATTGCACAAGTCATGAATGGCTATTTGCCAAATGTCGAATCAATTTTGAACCTTGACCCTAACTATAGTCTGCTCACACAACGTTTATTAGAGACAAGCAAAAAGACGGATATATTCAGTCCGAAACCTTCATTTGATCCGCTGTCACCAAATGTTGTGATTGTAAAAACGCCAGATCAATTTCCGGCTGCGGTGACTGTCGATAATCCGCGAACTCAAAATGCACAGACATTCGCGCCAAGTCTTACCGGAACTGGCGAGTTCCGTGTATTTGATACGATGAAAGAAGCGACTGATATTCAATCAAAGGTATATCGGCGCACTGGAGAAGTTCTGGCAATAAAGCAGAACGATACTGGTCAGTTTGTATTGCTTCGTGAGTTTGCAGACAAGCCATTCAGGGATGACAACGGAAGCATCCTTGCATTTGCGTCAGAACGCCAAGCGATCAAGGCCACCCAGAGCGTTTCTATTCTGAAAGGCAAGAACCTTACTCCGGTTCCATTTGTCAATAATGGTAAGATTAAATACGCATTGTTTGAAAATGCTGATGCAGGATTCGTGTCTGCCGCAAAAGCAAATCCAGACTTTGTGGAATTTGAACTTAATAAACAGAATACAAAGCAAACTCTTCCTGTCCTTGAACCTACACAAGAGCAGCTTGCTATGATCCAGAAGGCTGCTCAGGATCAGGTTCAGATCAGCCAGATGCGTCTTGCCGATGTAGAGACGGTAGCCCGTGCTGATGAAGTTTATAGAACTATGCAGGCAATGGAATCTCGTCCGATTGACATTGCTACGGCGCAAAAAGAAGCGACCGATTACGAGCAGATGATCAGAGCTGATTTTGCGGCGCGCGGCATCGAGAGCGAACTTGATGAATTAAAGCAGTATGATGATCTGATTAAAGATACGGATAACTATGCAAAGGCTATCGAATCTGCCTTTAACTGCTCGGTAAGGAAGGGAATATAATGGCTAAAAATCCTTGCATTGCAGAGGCATCGCAGGCTCTCGGTCGTGAACTTACTGACGACGAAGCAATCTCGTTATTTGAAGAGGTTCAGGATCGCGTAAAGCAGGCGGCAAATGAAGCTGGCCCGTATGATGAGGCTATTCGTCGCTCAAAAGAGCGCATGATTGCAGAAAAGAAAACGGCTGCATTTATTGAAAAACGTAATGCCTATTTGCAATTCAAGCTACGCAATGAGGCTTTGGATTTTGTAAGAACGCAGTTCCCGAATGATCCGGCGCTTGGCATCGAGGCTCTGCTTGTTGGTGTAAACCGTGCAAAGATGGGTTCTCGTTTTAGCGCGGCAGCAATTTCTAAGACATTATTCAACAAATATGCGTCAGGTCTTATGACCGAATTGCAGCAAAATAATCTGCAATCAATTCTCAGCAGCGGCGAGTTTGACCGTGAACTGACACGCGCTCTTTATGCCGTAAATCGCAAACAAGAATTGCCGTATAATGGTCCAAAGAAAGTTCTTGATGCTGCTCGCATTATTAAGAAATATCAGGAATTGATGAGACACGACTATAACGTGTCAGGAGCGAATATAGACCAGTTGGAAGGCTATATCATTCGTCAGTCTCATGACTCTGCAAAGATGCTGAAAGCTGGGCAAGAAGCATGGATCGACGCAATCTTGCCAAAGTTGGATTTGGATCGCACATTTGAAGGTGCAAAACCGCGTGAAGTTCTTGCCAAGATTTACGACAATCTGATCAGCGGGAATCATCTCAAGACATCTGAGAATGTCACTGGTTTCAAAGGCGGGACTGCAAACCTTGGGAAACGCGCAAGCCAAGACCGCGTTTTGCATTTCAAAGATGCTGATAGCTGGTTCGACTACAACTCACAATTTGGCATCGGGACAATATCAGAAGGCGTTCTGCGTCAGATGAACGTGACAGCCCAGAACGTCGGGCTAATGCGCGTTCTTGGCCCTAATCCTAAAGACAACTTTAATCGTCTTACTGGCATGGTTGCTAATACATTAGAAGGCGAAGCTCGTCGTAAATTCGACAGCGATGTGCGCGGTTTCCTTTCAAATAGGCTAGCAGAGATTGATGGCACAACTCGTATGCCTGTCGATAATATGCTGGCTAATGTTTCATCTGGCGTTCGTGCTGTTCAGACAATGGCAGACCTTGGTGGTGCCGTTATCTCGTCTGTAACAGACTTAGCATCAGTCATGACCGAATTGCGCTATCAAGGTTTTGATATGTTTGATGGCGTAACAGAGTCTATTTCTGGCTTGGCGAAAGGCCGCAATGCTCAGGAAATGGTAGAGATTGATGCTGCAATCGGAGTTATATTTCCATCCATGATCGGTGAAATGCACGGTCGTTTCATGGCTCAGGATTCGACACCGGGCATGATGTCAAAGGCGATGCAGTTATTCTTTAAGTATAACGGTATGTCTTGGTGGACAGAAACACTGAAGGCGACGTTCTCGCGCATGACATCCCATCTTGCCGCGCTCAACAAAGGCAAGTCATTCGCTGAACTGCATCCAGACACACAGCGTGTCTATGGGCTTTATGGCATTGATGCCGAGAAATGGGATATGTTCCGCCAGACAGCGGCTAAAGGCGCTGACGGCAGAGAGTATCTTTTGCCCAACAAGATTGCCGATCTACCAGATCAAATCTTTGCAGATTACCTGACAAAGCGAAAAATCAATCCAAGCGATACGGCTATCGCAGAATTGAAGCGCGAAGTCGAAACACAGTGGCGCACATATTTTACCGACCGCGCTGACTATGCTGTCCTTGAGCCGGATGCAAGAACAAACTCAATCATGAACCAAGGCCATAAGCCGGGAACCGTCATGGGCGAATTGTTCAAGTTCTTCTGGCAATACAAGTCGTTTGGCGTGGCCTACGTTCAGAAGGTCATGGGTCGTGAAATCTACGGTCGCGGAGCTGATTCATTCAAAGAAGCATTGAAGAATGGCAACGGCGAAATGACCGGATTGATGCAGACGATCATCTGGTCAACCATTCTCGGTTACGGGGCCATGAACGCAAAGGCTATCTTGGCTGGCAAGGAACCCCGCAAGCCGGAAGATGCCGCTGGATACTTAAAGCTCGTCAGGGCGGCGATGCTTCAGGGAGGCGGCGCTGGCATCTATGGTGACTTCCTGTTTGGTGAGATGAAGTCGCGCTACGGCGCTGGCCCATTGGAAACATTCCTAGGCCCAACATTCTCGAACCTGTCATCTTTGACTGACATCTACAGTCGCGCTCTGAATGGCGACGATGTTGCTGGCTCAACATTAAAATTTGTCATCAATAACATACCGGGCAACAACAT